GCTTGGTTTGCGGCTCGTCCGTCCGGCACGGAAGACAAGTACAAGATTTATGCCGAGTCGTTCCGTGGCGCGGAGCATCTTGCCGAGGTGCAGAAGGCTGCGCAGGAACTCGTGTCGAGCGTTTTGGGTGTCTAAAACATTCGGCCAACTGAAAGGGCAAAGGGCCGTGACTGCCTAGCGCATGTGCTGCTGCCGCAAGGGCGCTGCAAGCCGCGTTGGGCATGAGCCCACCATCATAGTTTGTTGATGTATCAACTTTATGGTGGTGGGAAACAGGGGGAATGAAGCTGCGGTTTTGCTTACATGTTCGCCAAAGCTACCAATGAATAGATAAGCTTGGTGCTTATGACGAACGCGCAATCCACAATCGTTGCTGATGACAACGACATCGACGACACCTCTATCGAAGCAGACGCTGTGGAAGAAAAACCGCAATCCAATCGCACCACCCTGGTGCTGGACATTATCAGTTTTCTCTCCCGCTTCGGGCTGGCCGCCACCTGGATTTGGGCGGGATTCCACAAGGTAGGCAGTGTGTTAGAAACCGGCCAATCCATCCAGGCGTATAAAATCTTCACCCTGGAATGGTCCGTGTTCCTGGCCCAAATCATTGGCCCCCTAGAGCTCATGGGTGGGTTTATCCTGCTCATCGGGGTGTTTTTCCGGCAGGCCGGTTGGCTGTCAACCATCGTGTTGATGCTGTTCATCATCGGTATTGGCCAAGCATGGGCGCGCGGCCTGGTGATCGACTGCGGCTGCTTCGGCAAACAAGACCTGACCGACGGCGGCATGGACTACCTGCAAACAATCTTGCGCGACGTGGTGCTGATTGCCATGTCCCTGTGGACCGCGTACCGGCCATATCGACGATTCGCCATCTACCCATAGTCGTCTCGCGTTATTATCGGTGGTGCCCACGGATGTTTCTCTGCCGGTATTCACAGAATTATGCCAGCATGCTCCTAGCAAAAGGGAAGCATAACTGGCATAATTCTTAGTTTGAATTGACATCATCTCCTCAACCCCAACAAAAGGTGGAAAAATACATGAGTTCCAAGACCACAAAACGAGCCAAAATCCAAAGTCCCAACGAAAATGGTTCCGGGTTCATCTGGGCCATTATTGCTGTCGTGCTCGTAGCTGTTGCGGTCATCGCCTACGTGATTATTTCCGGCAATAAGTCGCAAGAAGAAAAATTTGCCGAAACATATAACGAAACCACCGCCTTTAATAACAAAGTTGATGGCTCGGCAGTGCAGTTGGTTTCCGACAAAGCCGATAAAGCCAAAACTGTGGATATTTACGAAGACTTCTCCTGCCACTACTGTTCCCAACTGGCCAAAGAAACCGACGCGGACATGAAGAAGCTCATAGAAGATGGCAAGGTGAAGGTGAACATCCGCACCATGAACTTCCTGGACAAAGGTGAGATCGGGCACTCCAATAAGGCCGGCACCGCCGCCTACACCATTGCCAAGGATGATTCCGCGCAGGTGTACTGGAACTTCCGCACCATGCTCATGACTGAACAGCAAAACATCTGGGGCAAGAAAGAACTCAAGGATTTCGCCGACATGGCCAAGATCCTTGGCGCCAAGGACGAGACCGTGAAGAAGATCGCCGACGGCACCTACTCCGACGAGTTTAAGAAGATTGCCGACGACAACGCCAAGAAACTAGAAAAAGATGGTGACGGCCAAGTATCCTCCCCACGCGTCTTTATCGACGGCAAGGAGATCAAGGAAAACGCCACATGGCCCAGCCAAATCAAGTAAAAAACAGTCGCTGCCAGTGGATTTGTCGGCAACCAGTTCTGTGCGGTAACCTGTAATCCGTTGCTGAAAAGCACGGGGCTATGGCGCAGCTGGTAGCGCATCACACTGGCAGTGTGGGGGTCACGGGTTCGAATCCCGTTAGCTCCACTGAATGAGAACCCCCACGTAGTGATTTACGTGGGGGTTTTATTTTTTTACCTGTTGACCTGCGTAGAATGGTAAGCGACAATAAGCGACAACTGGTATCAAACGTGGAATCATACAGATCACAATGAGACCACAGGCACGCTTCAGACCAATTTCAGACCACGAAAACCCCACCCATGACGCCCCAAAAACACAGACCCTTCGGCACTGTATCACAACTCCCCTCGGGTAAATTCCGTGCCTGCTACACCGGACCAGACGGGAGAAAATACTCAGGCCCATCAACCTTCTTCACCTCAGGCGATGCCCATGCTTGGCTACGCCAGGAGCAAAAACTCATCGAATGGAACGAGTGGGAACCACCAAAACTACGCTACCGGTCACAAGATGACGCTAACCGTACCGTTGGCGACTGGCTACGCCAATGGCTAGACCTACAAGAAAAACGCCTGAAACCATCCACAATGGCGAACTACCGCGACACCCTTGATCGCCGCATACTAGAAGTCAAAGGAAAAGCCGGAAGGCTACGCGATGTCCCACTGGTGAAACTCACGCGCCGGGATGTGGTGGATTGGTGGGATGCGATAACAATCCAGTTCGGCCATCAGCCGTATAACCGTGCCGCGTACGTCCGGCTACGCACCGCGATGCAAGCAGCTGTGGAACGAGACATGATCCCAACCAATCCCGTTGATGTGAAAGACGCAAAGAAAAAACCGAAACCAGCACGCAAAGAACTACCCGAAGCAGCAACTATGAGGGCAATCGTTGATCAGCTTAGTCACCCACATAAACTCATCGGGATACTAACGTTCTTCCACGGCATGCGAATAGGCGAAGTACTCGGACTGCGGAGAAAAGATTTCACCATCACAGAAGATGCAATCATGGTGCATGTGCGGGGTAATGCCTATCGAACAGCCAACGGGATGATCTATCAGGACACCCCGAAAACCAGCGCTGGTAACCGCACAGTACCCGTATTCAAGGCGTTTCATGAAGATGTCCGTGCGCATATAGACACAATCCCAGGAGACTCACCAGATGCCTTCGCGTGTGTCACTGGCACCGGGAAGATCATTCTCGATACCAGCTACAGATCCGTACTCGACCGCGCCAAGAAGCGCGCTGGGGTTACTGCAAAGATTACGCCTCACTATGGGAGGGTGTGGCTGATTACGACGTTGGTGGAGCAAGGCATGACGATCCCCGCGATTGGTGAGATTCTCGGCCAAGTCGATCTCAAGACGATCACAGAGATCTACATGCGTACCTCGGAGGCTCGCCGCCAGGAGGCGCTAGAGAAAGTGAACGAGGCTTTAGGGGATATATAGGGGGTTGAGCTGGCACCTTTCGGAAAAACCGAAATGTAACAATGCCTGTAATAATTTTACAAAAGTGCGAAATTATTACACGCATTGTTACATAAGCAGGCATGAAGCGGTGGGGGTTTAGGCCGCTAGTTTTCCGGCAAGAGAAGCTGTGTGGAACTCGATGATGTTTTCTGAGATTTCTGTGACAGCAAGCTCATGCCACAAGGCCGTTGCTTGCTCATGGACTTCCTTTTGTTCTTTGCTTTGAGGTGGGATCACGACGGCAACCACAGGGGTGTCTGGGGAAAGCTTGATGGTTTTATCGCCGTTTGTAATGAGACCACCTTTGTCGCGTAGATTCTGTACTTTAAAGTTCCATGCAAGGGCGTGATCAAGGAGTCGCCGCGGCTGGGTGCCGCTGAAACTAAGTGCACTGTTGAGCTCGAAGGCTGTGTGATCTTTAATGACAGCGAGATCGGGTTCTCCTTGTAGCGGGCCAAAAGTGACCGTGGGTTTTGGTATTAGGTTCCTGTTGATGATTTCGTTATTGCTATAGGCAGCACGAATTTGAGTTCGTAATTTCGTAAGGCGCTGTTGGCGAGGTGGTGAATCATCGGATATGAATAGTTTAAACAGGTGGTCTATAGCAGATGTGAGTGAAAGCTTGGACGCCATGTAGCGAGCGGGATCTATGTTTAGGGCATTGTTCCAGTGATCCGTTAGCAATTCCATATGTGTGCTGAGGTCGTAGTGGTTTTCGAAATCTAAGCCACTCTGTGGTGTTCGTTGAAGACCATCTAGGGCATCTCGAAGCATATTGAGCATAGCAACGGTAGTGCCGCGTTCGCCTATGATGTAGCTATTTCGGGGCAGCTCAGAATTCTTAATGAGTCGATAGGCAAACATGCCCGTTTCGGTATTTTCTCCAACAATGCCAACGCCAAAGCGATGAAGCAGTGTAGGGCTTGGAGACATGGTGATGGTCCAATATCGAATCTTCATTAATGGTCACCTCCATGGGGGTCGTCTGTTTTCATTCTAAGCTTTTTGATCGTATAGGACTTACGAGACAGAGCGTATTTTACGAGCTTCTTTATATCAGAATAGTCTGCTGACCATTCTGGAGGGATAGCTAGCGTGGCCTTGTCGATTAGATTGTGGTCGAGTGCTGTTACTTTTTGGATTGCTTCTTCCCAGTGGATTGAGGGAATCGGACGTGGTGGCTGTGGTACTGAGGTCTGCCCGTAGCGAGTGGTATAGGGAGCAAGCTCCCAAGGGACTTCGTCAGATCCAAACCAGAGTCCATGATCGAGGGAATATGCGCTGTAGTCATTGCTTGCGTCGAATAGCAGTTGAATGTCTTGGGCATTGCAGAGTATCCATAGTGCGGTTAGCAATGGGATTCGATTGTAGTTTGAGTCCTTTTCAACGTAGCGTAATTGATCTGTTTGTATGGATGCATGGATTTGCCGCGTGCCGAACACTGGGATGCCGTTGATGATTACGCGGTTACCTTGCTTAGATGTGGGGGTGTAAGTATTGCGTAGCTCTGTGGGGACGTCAAGGATCGCCCAATCAAGGATGGGGGCGCCGAGTTCATTGCCAATAACGCATCCTACTATCTCGTTTATGGTTGCGGTGTACCCATGGTCATTGTGGTACTGCTTGCACCAGTAAATATGCCCATCTGTGGCTTCAGCGAGGAATGGACGTGTGCCAGTATCTGCAGTTTTTAAAATAGTCTGAAGTTGTGGTCGATGGTTGTGCTGTTTTTTGGTGATAGGTATGACGTTGTCCATGGCCGTTGTTCCTTATTGGTGAATACAGGCGGTTCTAAAGATGCTAACTTGCTGACGTAGCGTGAAGTGTGGCGAACTATTTGAAAGTTTCTAACAGTTGATCTCGGGGCGCTGCGTATTTTATCTGTTGTGTAGGTGGTTACCGATGGCGGCAACGGTGTGCCAGATGCTGCAAAGTACAACTAGGACTGTTGAATTAGCTATCAGGACCAGGCCCGTTGATACTTCTTCTCCGTAGCCGAAAAGAGCTATTCCTAAGCCTAGGAGGATTCCCAGCATGCCCAGTTCAGTGATTCCTCGGGCTACAGTCTGTTGGGTTTTGAATGGTCTGACTGGCAGCTGCATTTGTGGGATGCCACCCATGTACTGCGGGGGAGTGGATTGCTGACCTTGCCACTGTGCAAGATGATTGTGGGGGATTTCAGGGGTTGGTTGTTGATGAGACACGGTTTTTCCTTTATTCCTTTTTACGGGTCATAAACTCGGCTCCGTATGCGGATTTTAAAGTTGAAATTTCCTAAGAAGTAGCGCAGGGAGTGTAAGAATTTATCCGGCCAGCGTGGTAAAGCCGCATCCATGTGTTTAGTAGGTGGGGTGTGATTCCGAGCTCGGAGGCGATTAGTGAGGGGGCGAAATCGCACTCCTGGGCGACGGTTTCAACCAGCTGGACATCAAGCAAATGCATGGCCGCCTATTCGTCTGCTTCACGCTCGGCACGTGATGTTGAGCAATCATGATCAAAATAGGCGTGCCCCAGCTCATGGGCGATAGCGGACACCCGGGTAGCGGAATCTATTACCGTGCTGACGTAGATAGTTCTAGATGGTGCATGAAAGCAGGCGTTAAGGTGATCAGGGAGTTTGCGTGTTTCCACCAGGCGTACCCCGGCAGTATCCAGCAGATCATATAGCACGTATTCGACGTGGCTCATGACGTCTCCTTAAAAACCTTAAAACCGACTTACAGCCAATCCTATACCGACATCGCTGGAATAAATAGAGAATCGGCAAAAAAATTTATGTGAAATTTTCCTCAAGCGGAGGTGTCCGCTTCTGTGCAGCGTATTTCTCCGTGCCTGCCGCAATCCCCGCAATAATCGCATCATCATCAACCTCGTCGGACTCAGCAGCTGCTTTAGTCTCACGACGAGAATCAAGATCGGATGCTGGAATTGTAACTTCAGCTTCTTCTAGGAAGACGCTGCTAGTTCCTCCCGTAAGTCGTTTGGTTATTTCATCGAGAATCTGCTGATTCGTAGCTTCGCTTAGCGCGTCGACGACGCCGGCTCCGTCAAAGTCAGATCGTTCAAGGTGTCCCGTCTCTACTAGTCCATCAGCAGGGGACTTGCCAAAAGCTCGGCAGAGCGCGATCGCATTCTCCGCTGAAGGTTCCCACGCTTAAGTTGGCGGCTCATGGTGCTGCGGTCGATCCCCGCGGCCTCTGCTGCTTGCGTGGGCAACGGGGAGCCCGGAAGTGTTGAAATCCATGCCTTCATTTCCATAAGTTGCATTATGCCTCATGGTATCTAGCTGGTCAAAGTGATAAATCGGTGATCGATTCGATCAAGGGTTGACATAATCAACTAACATGAGGCAAAATGCAATCAAGAGTTGCGAAGAATTTAATGAGGCCAAGAAGCTTATTCAGGCGTTTTTAA